GATCATTGAGGTTGGACATCCTCTGCCTCCAGGATATCTTTGAAGCGCTCAGGCGCTTCTTCTTTCCATTGATTCAATGCAGCAGAAATGTCCTCTTCGTCGATGAGAGAAGCTTCGTCAATGTCAGCGAGAATAAGTCCGCTGGTTTTTAATGGCTCAATTGCGTCTGTTTTGCTGCTGACCATTTTTGCTGGTCCTTTCCGCTCGGGATCAGGATCAGCAGCACGCTTACGACGCACAATTGTTTGACGCTCTTCTTTGCTCATGGCTTGGGCTTTTGCCTGGGGAAGACATTTGGGTTTGCCTTCTTTTTCTTCGCGAGCACCGCAAGGTCCAAGAATCTCGCCGTTAGCGCCAATCCTCACCCATTTTTCCTTGAACCATTTATCAAGATCATCGGCATGCAGTTCACCTTCATCGTTCTTAAAAGCACCGCCTAATGAACCATGCTTTTTCTTGTACATTTGCTTGTACTGTTGCACGACATAGCCGCTTGCATAGGCAGATGGCCACACCTTGAACTTAGCTTTAGCGGCGCTTACGGCACGAGAATGAAGCTCTTTGTCAGTGAACTTTACGTCGCCACGAATTTTTTCTAAGTCACGCGGAAGATACAAACCAGCGCTGTCTTCCACTTCCCTGCTTCCATCCATGGGAAGAGTGCCATTTTCCTCGTTCATAGGATCGCGCCCACCAGGAGGCACTGCTAATTTCCCACCCCCGGACTGAGTGGGGCCACCCCCACCTTGAGTAGGCAGCTCGCGAACGACAGACGGATCGAGCGTGAGTTCCATGCTCCACTCAGAACCGCCGTAGCGGGCATCTGCCACTTCCTTAGGACTCAGTACACCCAGTTGAATGTAACGGCCGTCTACGGCCGCCACGCGAGCCCGTACGTCAGCCATTTCGCGCTCATTAAGCTCGAACAATGGATTGAAAGAAATGCGCCACGAATCTGGCATCTCTCCTTTCGTCGGACCTTCCTTGCTAAGCATGATGTATTCCATCAGCTTCTTCACAGGACGTTTGAAATGGACGCTTTGATAATCAGAAAGCATCTTGGCGAAATCACGCTCTTCACTACGCCCCGTAGAACCAAGTCCACTCGGACTTTCGCCAAACAAAACAGTATGAGGAATTTTGCTAGCACCAATAATATCTACACGCAACTTTTCAAGGATTTCTCCAATGCCGCCGAAATTGCGACTAATGAATTCAAGCTCTTCTTTCTCGGCATCAATCGCGTAACCGCGATAAATGCTCTTGCTCATATCATTCACTTGCAAGCGGTCGCGGATGGAGCTTTCTTTGCCAGCAGCAAGCATTGCCGCTAAGCCCCTCACTTTGTGAACAAAAATATCAAACTCAGTAAGGAGAGTGGCAGCAGAATTAAGGCCAGTCCAATAATGACGAAAGCTATCATAAACAGTTTGCAAACTGCTCATGCCCCAGCCATAGTTCCTTTGTCGAATGCGATAAGGCAGCCAATCGCCATCAAACCGCAAAATTCTATCTTTGTGAATATAAGAAAGCGTCGGCTCGTTAATTAAATCTCCAGAGATGATCTGATAATAAGTGGCTTTTGAATAATCGTAGAGGTTTTCTTCGTTGATAACTGGGGCAATTTGCCAACGATCAAGACATTCAATTTCTTCGATACGACGTATGTTGCGTTTATCGACAGGCATGTAAGCGGGACGCCCATCGTCAATAAAAAGAAGTAGGCAAGCACCCCCATAAAGGCGGGAGTTCTTGGCTGCGAGATTAAGGTGTTCGAGGATGTAGAGGTCTTCAATCGTTTGCTCAATGCCTTGTACTTCCTCGGCTCTTACGCCATCGCCACCAAACAACACTTTAAAGCCCTTTCTCGTGGCTTGATCTGCGTAGATGTCAACAATGCGGCGGGGCAACCATTCGCCATAGAGATTTTCAAGCTCCTCCTGAGCAAGGAAGACAGTGGCAGTGGTTTTAGTGTATTGCGCCTTGTCACGACCAGTACCCATGCCAATTAGCACGTTTTGCAGACCGTCCGCACGAATGCCACCAGCAGTGGCATGCCCTAAATCAATTGCTTCGCCTTCCATAACGAACGCTGATGGCTACGTTGTATTGCTTTCAGTCTAATTCCTGGATACATTGGTCGTAGAAGCTGGCCATTATGGACTGGTTAATGCCCCTCACTTTTGCTTTCACTCCCGATCAGCGACAACGTGCTCGCATTGAAGCCTTTCGCAGGCAGGCGATCAATGAGCAGCAATGCAGAAAAAGCCGGAACAATGGTGGGGAAAAAGCGGAGAAAGGAGAACTGGCTCTTCGCTATCACATGCTCGGAGCTGCAGGCGAAATGGCAGTGGCAGTGATGCTTGGAATGGAAGATCAGCTTTATCAAGAAACAGAGGCGCAGCGCGGCTCTTTTGATCTTCCTCCAAACATCGACATTAAAACTCGCTCTAAGCATTATTACGATTTAATAGTGCAGCTCGACGAAAGTCCAGATAAGATATTGGTGCTTGTCACAATTGAAAATCGCATTACGCTCATCCATGGTTGGATAAAAGCTGCCGATGCGATGAAGAAACAATGGAAGAAAGATCCAGCAGGCGATCGCCCTGCCTATTTCGTTCCGAAGACTGAGCTATTATCTTTAAGCACCCTAAAGGCGTTATGACGAAAGATCCACGGCGCTTTTACGTTTACGCATTCTTAAGAGAAAAAGACTCGGCACACGGCAGGCGCATGAGTCCTTATTACATTGGCAAAGGAGCGCGAGATCGCGCAACTTCAAAAAGTCGCACGATCCCAAAACCAAGTAATCCATCATTCATCGTCTACGTGCAAGAAGGTTTGACCGAACAAGAGGCGTTTAACTTGGAAAAGTATTGCATTACCCTGTACGGACGCATTGACAAAGGTACTGGTATTCTTCGCAATCTCACCGATGGCGGAGAGGGGGCAGGCGGCGCGATTCGTTCCTTCGAGCATAAGAAAAAAATCTCAGAGATCAGCAAAAGGCGCGTTCATACGGAGGAAACAAAGCGCAAAATTGGAGACAAACAAAAAGGTGTCAAGAATCATATGTGGGGAAAAAAAATACCACCAGAAACTCGTAGCAAGATTTCTCAAGCAAACAAAGGATTAAGGCGATCCGAAGAGGCTCGCCGCAACATCGCGAAAGGAAAGACAAAGTATTTCTGTGAACTTGTTGATCCACACGGCAACGTGCATCAAGTTGAAAACTTGCGCGCTTTTGCTGATGAAAATAATTTGCACCATACAATGCTGTACTGGCTAGTTCAAGGCAGAAAGAAGCAGTACAAGAAATGGACCTGCAAAAGCTGCATTAAAGTGCGATGAGCCAGCTTAAGTGTTCGGATTTTGCGAAGCACGCCTTGGGACTAGAGCTGTACCCAATGCAGGCAAAAATATTAGACAGATTCTTCAGTCCTGGTATTTCAAATGCAATTTGGGCGCTCGGCAGACGTAGCGGCAAAACGCTGATGGCTGCAGTTGCGTGCATCTACATGTGCTTTGTTCTCGAAGAAGACTATAAACGAAAAGTGAGAAAGGGGGAAAAGTTTTATATCGTAACTGTCGCAAACTCGCAGGATCAAGCTCGGATTGCGCTAAACAATATTCGCCAATTAATTCTCGAAAGTCCTTTCGCTCAAGAAATTGTCCGAGAAACAGCAGATCTCATCGAAATCAGCAATGGATGCGTATTTAAAGCCGTACCTACGTCTGGGCGCGCTGCTCGTGGTCTTGCTTGCGCAGGAGCAGTATTTGATGAGCTAGCTTTTGCTACCGAGGGTGACGCCAATAGCGGAGGTAGAGGCATCTACGATGCACTATCACCCGCCATCGCTCAGTTTGGTGGAAAGGGGAGGATTCTCGAACTTTCGTCACCATGGTTAGGGCAAGGTCTTTTTTGGGAACATTTCAAAGAAGCAGCGTCGGGAAGATTCCCGTTCATGGCTGCGGAGAATCATCCCACATGGGTGATGAATCCCAATATCTCTCAAGATTTTCTTGATGCCGAAAGGCAGCGCGATCCTGACAAATTTAAAGTTGAGTATGGAGCTCAATTCGCCAGCAATCTTTCCGCGCTGGTGAATAGCGATGTGATTGATGCTTGTATTGATGATCGCCGTGCAGCATTACCACCACGTCCTGAATTCCAAGGAGCTTACGTACTTGCCCTTGACCCCGCCCGTGGTGGCGTTGGTCGTGACGACTACACTGCTTGCATTGTTCACTATGAAAACGGCACTCTCGTCGTGGATAAGTTCCATTCGTTCGTAGCCGATTTTGAAATCAATGGAAGAATGGAAGTTAATATCAATGCCGTGGAAGATTGGATTAAGGAGCAACATCGCCTGTATGTTTTTGACACCATTGTGATGGACCAGTTCAATAGTGCGGGCACCATTCAAAGCTTGGCTAGTGATCTGCCTATCACGGAACTCACTTGGACGGTCAGTTCAAAAATGAAGGCTTTCAGCAAAATGCGAGAGCTATTCAATGCAGGACAAATTAATGTCTATCGCCACGAGAAGGCAATCATGCAACTCAAGAATCTAACCGTGGTGTACAAACCAAGTGGACAATGGAGCGTAACTGGTGGTAAAGCTACTGGCATTGACGACTTGGCGTTTGCCATGGCTGGTGCCATTCTTGCTGCAAGTAAAGATGATGACATTGGTTGGATCGAAAGCTTAATTTCCTAGTATGATTTTCAAACAATAGTTCCGCCATGAAGTGACTTATTGCAAATTAACCATACAGGAAACAAAATTTCTTGTTGCGCTATTAGAAAATGCCCCCATTAGCAGGCAAACCTCTCTCCAGCTTCTCGCCGCCGAACATCTATACATTCCTACATTGCTTCCCAAATTAAAGGCCCACGCCAAACGCTTGAAGGAAGAAGAGCAGCTTGAGCGATCCTGGGAAGCAGACGCCACCGATGATGACTACATGCCGGATCATCATGGTGATGAAAGCTTAAGAGAATATGACGCCTGACCATCGTCATGTTATGATTTCAAAGCTTTCGCGAAGCACGCTGGCCAGCGTTTTGAAGGACAGTATCGGGGGATGCTGTTCGTTGCCACAATGGAGCGAAGGCCATGGGCCGACCCATGGTTAAAAGCTGTACAACGGCGGATTGAAGCCCCGCCTTCAGTACCTTCCCTCCTCACGCCCTTGTAGCCCAACTGGCAGAGGCATCTGGTTTAAGCCCAGAGAAGTGTCAGTTCAAATCTGACCAAGGGCATAATACTAAGCTGAAGGAACGTTCACCCCAGCGATGGGGCGCATGACTCGCACGGTACCCTAAGCCCCATTGGTTTTGAGCTGCCGTTGTGGTAGCATTCTGAAGCCGACACGCCTTTCAGCACTACACGGCATTTGCTTGCTGTTCACCTAGTCAAGGCGTTAATGTAAGGGAGGGAGAGTCAAGGCTCTCCTTTTTTGTAGCCTGTGGGATACATGGCTCCTTTTCCCAATGCCGCCAAGCATTAGCAACGATGGCAATATTTGTAATCAAATACGAAGCAAAAATAAGCGTGCGGACAATTGCCACTTTATCTGCTTCACGATCATGTTTCCCCGCCTTCTCTCCCAGCGCTAGCGCCCAAATCCGCCACATTTGCTTCTTGCTGATGAATGTAAGATTTTAGTTCATGAAGATAAGCTCTAAGCATAGCCGCCTTCTCTAAATGCCATGGATTACCATCCTTGAAATGCAAAGCCATGTGAGCATCTACGGCCTTAAGAATATTATGAATGGGAGCATTCCATGGCTCCCTAATGGGCGTGTTGAACGTCCTACGCTCGTCCACGGCGGAAAAATTCTTTTATATCTTCAAACTCTACAGGAGAAAAGTCATTCACTTCTAAACAAGCGTTGAAATAGCGCTTGTCAATTTGCCCTTTGTCATCCAGAATACGATGACAATGCAAATGGCCATGCACATTTCCCGCGTAGTGCCCAGATAAGCACGATGGATGCACGGGAATATGCGTGAAGATTAAACCACCAGGAAACGTGCTATCACAAGGATGAAAGAATGCTCCTCTCACGTCTTCGAAATATGGCAAATAGTCTTTTAATGCACCTTGGTCATGATTGCCACGAATGAGAATTTTCCTTCCATTGAGACGGGAAAGAAGCTTTAACGATGCACGGGGAATAACCACATCGCCAAGATGGTAAACAGTATCACGCTTTCCTACTTTTTTGTTCCATCGTTCAATAATCGTTTCGTCCATTTCTTCACACGATGCAAACGGACGCAATAGTTCACCATCGGGACGCAAGAAATCAATCATTCCCGCATGGCCGAAGTGAGTGTCACTTGTGACGAACGCGCTCATTTCTCTTTGTCCTGCGCATGCTCAATGGCTGCCCTTAATTTGCACCCCGTCACTTGCCCATCTTTCGCAACGCTAATGACATAAGCATCTTCTCCTTGCACTTTTGCCGCCTCCTCCAACGCTGACACCCCTATGGCAATAATGGTACCAGTGCTTGCATTTAGCCTTCTTGCAAGATATTTGAGAACTGTTTGCAGATCTTCACCAACGTCATACGTGGCCGCACGAGGCGATGACTTGAACATGGTTCAATGGAGA